TCCAAATTTGGCTCTCATTTCGGCCAGCTTTAGATTGGCTTGTTGATCCAAACGGCGATCAGCTATGCCCAACTTATCGTCAGCGACCTCTTTAGTCGTATTGATTCTCTGCTGAGCTATAGCAACATCCTGCAGGCTCTCATTCTGCCTAGAGTCTTGCTTCTTCTCAAACTGCTCAGCATCCTGGTCTATCTCTTTATCTCTCAGCTGTAGCTCTTGCTGCCTAATGGCAACCAATGGATCTTCTTCTGACCCAGTATCAATCGACGCCAATAGGTCCTGAGTAAGCTGCGCCATTATCGGAGCACTATAACCTTCCTGCATCATTTGAATATCTGCCTGCATTGCCGCCATTTGCTCTGGAGGCATCTCGCCTGACTGTCCTTGCTGCTGCATTTCCTGTATCTGCTGCTGGACTTCTTCCGGTATCTGTTCTTGCGACGCCTCATTAGCCATAAACTGCAAGTGCTGCATAATGTGAGACAATATGCCGCCCTGCAGCTGAGGGTTGGTTTTAACCACCTCAGTCATAAATAACGATCTGTGCGTGTCAATGTGAGCCTGGTGATTCTGAGGCTGGAATGCGTTAGCCGGTTGACCCATCATAAATCCAGCGTTTTCCATGCCAGAATCAACAGGTGGCGGTGGTGGCGGTGGTGGTGGTGGGGGCGTTAATAAAGAATCTACGTTATCTACGCCTAGGGCTGCATACATTCTTCGGTACGCCTCATACATGCCCTGGGGGCCATGAATCTCTGGGTTGCTCTGCACCATTTGCAGGAGCTCTTGCGCCAACGTAATTCTCTGGCTCTGGCTAAAGATATTGGGATCACTAACCGGAATGATATCTACACGGCCATCAAAGTCTTCACCCTTAATTTCCTGGGGCCCGCTGCCAGTTTGGTATGGATAGCTGGGCGGAAGATACTCTGCAAATACCTGTGCTAGAAGGTTAAACTCTAGGCGCTGCGAGTAATGCAGGCGCTTATGAATCGCAGACATCACCTTAGTGCCACGCTCTAAGAGAGCAACGGTCGTGCCTACAGGCATAGCCTGGTTAGCATCACCTATGTTCATGTCACCAATACTGGCAAATCGCTTGCCTGAATCAACCAACATTGAAAGCATTCCCTGCAATACGTTGCTGGGCTCTTTAATGGGTAGCGGTATTAAATTATCCTTTAATGACGCGCCAGTCGTGTCAATGTCTCTAAACTCACCTGGCTGTAGCGGTTCATCTTCATCTCGTATCCGCATTCCGCGTGCTTTAAAGCCAGCTGGCAGGTTAGCCAAGGTGCCGGCATCAATGAGCTGCCGAAGAATAGAAGTAGCCGCTTTAGATATGCCGCCAATCATGTGGCTCAAGCCTAACCCATAGAATCCAAGGCCAGGTAAAAACTTGTACTGCACAAAGAAGTTGATCTTATCTTTAGAGGGATCATTCTCTAGGTAGTTACGCCTGATAGATAGCACCCGCTGGCTGCCGGAATCAATCGTAACAATATAAGGTAATTTTAAGCCGGTCTCTTCGCCGTCTTCTCCAACGTCCTCAAAACCTGGTATGTCCAGGACGCAATGCGTCTCATAGACTACATGGTCTCGATCTTCCTGGTAACTTGGCGACTGGCCTTCAATCTCATCAATTTGTTCTTCAATCTCAGATCGACTAAAGTGTTGACCTCCGCCTTTGAGCTCTATATCAGCGTAAAAACCAGAGAGCTGCTGCTTCCTGATTTCATTCTTAGACATATTTAAAACGTGAGTAACACGCTCTGCCGAGCTAAGATCCGAAGCCTCATAAGGAACTATTAGGTCCTGCGGCATGATAAATTTTGACAATGCACGCTTCTTAACCGTGTCGTAATAAACTTTCTTAAACGCAGATCCTGCCAGGGGCAAGTAGAACAACAGCATATCCAGCTCTGGATCATACTCCTGCATGACGTTCATAATGTAGAAGTTCATAAACTCCTGAACGCGCTCAGCCTGGGCTTCAACTTCCGGTGTCCTAGCACCCATTATCTCTGTTTTAACTGGGCCTTTAGCTGGCAACAACTCTTTATAAGCCTGCGCCTGGAATTGAGTAACAGCCTCTGCAAGAATAGGGTGAATGACACCAGAGCTGCCCTGGAAGGGAGTGGACCTAGCGTCATCAAACTTCATGCCAAGGTACTTCAATCCATCTGTGTATGTTTTTTCCCAATCACTGCGTGACTCTTTATCTGCATCAATAGACTGAAGAACATCTCCAGCAAGGAGGTTGAGGTCTGATTTATCAAGGAAGTCTACTAGGTTGGCGTTAAAATCAACCTGCAGCGCCTCGTCAATTTCACCAATTTCGTCATCGACTAAGATGTCTTTTTCTGTCACCAAGATCTCGGCAGCATCGCGTATCATGTCCTGGCGTGACGGCTCTTGCATGACTTCCATGCTAGAACCCAACGTAATAATATCTGCGTCGTCCTCAGTCCCTAAATTTCTTTTTTCAATAGCCATTAGTAATATACCACCCTGCCTCTATTTAAGAATTGGGCCTCGTCTTTATAATCAGATTCTAGGCTCAGGAAGCCACCTTGCCTAAACCGCATTAATGCCATTGTAGCACTATCACAAAAATCGTCATGCTCACCAAAAGGGAAAGCTGCCATCTCGTCAATAACCTCGTCTGCAAAGGCTTCCTCTGGGGCCCACACCATTCCAGATTCAAATATAGGGGCTACAGAATTCATTCTAGCTATCTTATCCTGACCTCGACTCGGTGTATATGCCACCACGGGTATCCCCATCCTACGCAATTCCTGCGTCAAAGGGGTGCCGCTTGCCTTTGCTTCAATCAATACGCAATCAGGCTCCCAATATTTATACTCATCATACGCCAATTTCTTCAGTTCTGGAAAGTCTAAACGAACACGCTTAGCATCCAGCAACATAATAGCTTCTGGACCCTCCGCCTCCGGCTCAAAAACCGCCCAGGTTGTGATGGCAGAATAGTCAGCCGTTTCCTTTGCAGAAAAGGCAGTATCATAGGATTGAATAATGTAGCTGTAGGATGGCACGCGCTCATCTTCCCATAACTGCCACCACTCTCTTTTTACTATGGCGCCACTCTGCGCGGTAGGTTGCTGCATCCACTGTGCATTCCACTTGGAAATAGGCAGTGAAGCCTTAACACTTAGCAGCTCCTCCTTCTTCCAAAACTCTGGCCATAGGGGCTCATCAGACTCAGGCATGATTGCAGGAAATTCTACAACCTCCCACTGATCGGCATGCTCGTCGCCCTGGCGCTTTAACACCTTGCCAACCAGGTCTTTAGTGCTCCACCTAGTCATTACAATAACAATGATCCCGCCTGGCTGCAGACGCTGCCGAGGACCAGAGGTATACCATTCATAGGCTGCGTCCATCGACGTTGGCGACAGTGCATCTTGCTCAGAATGAGGGTCATCAATAATTAGAAGATCGGCACCACGACCTGTGATAGCGCCACCAACACCAGCATAGAAAGATTCACCTTCCTGGTTAGTGGTCCATCGACCGGCGCTTTTGTTGTCAGATTGCAGCTTCAGCTCAGGAAAAACGTGTTGATAATCCTCACTGTCAATAATGTTTCTGACCTTACGACCAAACCGTACAGCTAACTCCGCGGTGTGCGTTGTTTGGATTATCTTGAGATCCCCACGCAAACCCATCATCCAGGCCGGTAAGAAGGTAGAGGCAAATTCAGACTTAGAATGCCTAGGTGGCAAACAAACGATTAAACGCTTGAGTTTACCCTGGGCAATCCTGTTAAATTTTTCACCAATAATACGGTGGTGCCTGCCCAGGATACATTCAGGCCACATATGCTTTACAAAAGAAATGAAGTCACCCTGGCACTCTTCTTGTTTTTCTAGCCGATCATAACGGCTAATGAGAGCCATTGCCTCCGTCTGTTCTTGCTCAGACAGTATGTCAAAGTCTTTTAGGTCCAAGCCAGCCATAAAATTCTAGTAACACCAGCACATAGCTGGGGTTTTGCGAACATCTACATGCACAAAGGACTTGGCTACACCTACAGACATCCCCATAGCGGACGCATGTTTAACAATCGCCAAACGCTGCGCGCCTCCAGAGACTTTAATGTCAGCGGCAATGCCGTATGCATGGGTTCCTGCAATTTTTTTTGCTTTCTCTATGCTGTGGTTTTTACTTCTGTAGCCGCTTGTAATAATAAAGGGAAAGGCACAGGCCGCCCTTAACTGGTCAAGAGCGTGAATAAAATCAAAAGACATACCATTTTCGCCAGTTTCTTGGCAATCAAAATCTGAGAGCTTGAAGTATTTAAAGTTATCGTTTTTAAAATCAGTCATTTTTCTCTCGCAACATTTTTTGTCTTTTCGTAGGAGCGCATGGCTCCCATGCCGAGCATGCCCATCAATATGGGAGTCAACAAAGATGGATCAACTTCTGGCACTTTAAACCAGATTCCTAAAACCTGTGCAATCAACACATTGTAGAGTAAGCCGATTCCAGAGATCCACCCAACAAATGGTCTCCATCCGGCCACAAACAAGGACTTATGGGCCGCTTCAACTGCGTTAACAGCTAACTGGCCTTTAGCCACTTCCATAGCATGTTTCTCGGACATCGTAGCAATTTCATGCGCTAAAGCATTCTTCTGATCTTTGTCCTCAATGAATTTATCCAAAAGTCCGGTTACTGGGCCTATCAGTGCTGATAGCATAGTTACTCCTAGAGCCACTTAGCCGTGGCTATTGAGATTAATATAAAAGGAAACAAACTCCACATCATATTTTCTAGGCGCCTAAACTTTGCGCTTCCTTCGTCCAGGCGCTTTTCAATATTCGTATACCGCACAAGACATTCCTTCTCATGCGACTCTAACCGTACAATGCACTCTTTTACTGTAGCCATTATGCTTCAACAGCCTCCTCTTCAACCACTTCAACGCTTGCTTTGATTGCGTTAGCGTAAGCAGAAATTAAAACATTAAGTTCTGAGACACGCATTTGATGTGAGTTAAGCTCTTGTCTTAACTCGTTAACACGAGCAACATTAGCGATTGCTTCTGGGGTTAAATCTGCTTCTTCGTAGGTTACGTCATTAATGGTAATCATTTTTAGTCCTCGTTAATCAAAGTATACACAATTAGCTTCTCAGCTTTGCCTTTTGCTTTAATGGGTGGTAATAATTGTAACGCACTATTGCACATTTGTGCAGTATTGTTTCCTATTAGTATATCAACACCCGCCGCCTTAGTCCCAGATTCTAGCCTGGCGGCCACATTTACCGCATCTCCTATAGCCGTATAGTCAAAGCGTTGCTCCGAACCCATGTTGCCCACAATCGCATACCCACTGTTTATGCCTATCCCAATTTTTATGGGGGGCAGACCTTTTTCAGCAAACTCAATGTTGAGCTCTATCATGTTTACCTGTATCTGTTTGGCGGTCGCTATTGCTGCATCCTCATGGTTTTCTAAGTCCAGTGGCGCTCCAAAAATTGACATCATGGCGTCTCCGATGTACTTGTCAGTGAGGCCGTCGTATTTTTCTACTGCGGATTGTTGCGCCGTAAGAGCCCTGTTCATAATGTAGGTGACTTCTTCAGGAGTGACGCTCTCTGATAGCGCCGTGAAGCCTCTTACATCTGTAAACAAGAACGTACAGTACCGCTTTTCCCCGCCGAGCTTTAATAGGCTTGGATCGTCTTGTAACCGTTTTACTTGCCGAGGGTCTAGGTAATGTTCAAATTGCTTTTTAATCTGCTGCCTGAGCTTGTACTGATCCCTGTAGCTTAAATAAAAGGTAACAGCTGCAACAATAAACTGAGAGATAATGGTCCAGGTAACATCTATTAAAAAACCTCGCTGCACTAATTGCACCCCAAGCACCCCCATTGCAACCATAGATAACAGTGATGCTAAAAGGCCCAGGTATACACCAAAGTAATTAAGGGCTATAAAAACCAACAGGACCCCAAAGATAAAGTTTAACGCCTCATAGAACAATGCTTGCTGCGGAATCATGGGCATGCGCTTGTTGCTGGCATGAAGAATAGTTTCAGCTAATGCTGCTTGTACCTGGTGAGGGTATAAAAGCCCCGCGGGGGTGGCTACCTGCGGAAGTATACCTTTAGCCGTTGTGCCCACAACCACCATCTTACCTGCAACATCCATCTCAGATAAAGATGTTCCATGTGGAACAACCCAGTTTACCCATACCCTGCCATCAGAGTCAGTAGGAATAGGGTTGAGCTGCTTGACTCTTATCTCCTGAATTGCGCCACCAGGGCTAGTCTTGATAACATAGGTTGTCGTGCCAGTGATAGCCTTGAGCATCTGCGTGCCAAAACTGGCCATCCAGCCTTCTGGGCTTCTCATCAGAAGGGGCATGCGTCGCACCAGGTTATCTACATCAACCGGTGCAGATACGATTCCCTGGAGCGCAGCGTCTCGCAGCACCTTAATGTTCTGCGTTACACCTGCAGCCATAATGCCGCCAACTTCTTCGCCCAGGATAACCGTGCCTTCAGTGCTTGGAATGTCACGGAACCCTTCTGTTTCAAACATACCTATGACTGAAGGATAATAAGAGAGGGCCTCGGCAAATGCTGCATCTCCCCCAAACCGATCAGGCTCACTAAATACCGCAACCCATGACACTGAGGCAGCGCCTGCATTTAAAAGGTCTATATGTATTTCAGCTAAACGCTCTCTGGGGAAAGGCCATCCTCCCTCAGACTGAATGTCTTCCTCAGTCAGATTAAGCAGAACTATAGTGCCTGTGGGGTCTTCTGTTTCTATAAAGTAATCAAAAGTCCTTAGCTTTATAACCTCAACTAAGGTGGGCTGATAGAACAGGGCAGAGAACAAGAGAGCGGCAATAAAGCCTATGATTGTCTTTTTCATTAGCCCCCCTGCACTATTCTGATAATAGAGTCACCTCCGTTGATCTTTATAGTGTTGGACACCCCATCCTGTATAAGGATAACCGTGTATCCATTAGCAATATTAAGGTCTAGCCTAGCGTGTTCACTGACGCTCCGCAGGATGCTAATAGTCTGTCCTGTAATTAGCGTTGTTATTTGAGTCTCTACGTCCCTGCCCAGAGTTGTGCCTGTCACTGTAACACCCGACACTTGCGCCAACTTATCCTCTTCCTCTGATATCCCCAAGGCATCTAGTATATTTAACAAATCCTCCAGATAATTAACATCCAGGTAGTTAATGTCTAGTTCGGTAAATTCTAAATCGTCCTCTGCCAAAAAATCCTCTGCTAAATAATCAATATCTAAGCTATTAAAATCAAGGATATTTGCAGTCTTGACTGTCCTTTCTTCTGAAATAACCACCTCTTCTTTTGGCGGTGTGACAATGAGCATATTATCAATAAAATCTAACGTGAGATCTAAGATAACGGGCTTTGATGGTGCTGATTCGTACACTGATACGGTTGTAGCCTCATAAGGTTTGTTAAGCAACACCGTGCCCATAGCGGTAATAACTTCTATCTCGCCACTCGACACACCGTATTGGTCAGGCAGCAGGATAATGAGGCTGCGGCCCAGCTCGTCTACTGTGGCTGTAAAGTCCGTGCCGCGAATGGCGATATCAGCCGTGGGAGTCTTGAGGGATATGTTTCTTTTGTCTATCTGCCCTAGCTTGCCGCTTATGAACCTAGCGGTGCCTAGCCCAAAGGTGAGCGCCATCTTAGACTTAGAGGGGTCTGGATCAAAAATATACTCGTCTATCGTAAGCTGCGAGTGCTCTGTTAGCTTCACCTGAGAATCATCAAGGAAGGTAATTGCCATTCGACCATCGCTCGTTAAAGCCTGGTCGTTTGATTGGATTGAGAAGGCCAGGTCTGCGTCACTATCTAGTGACCCTCTTTTAATCTGAGCGTATCCAGACACCTCAGATACACCACCAATATCAACAGCCGAGGCTTGAACCCTGATCGTTTTGAATGATGCAAAGAGTACCGTTAGAACCAACAGATATAATTTTAAGATAGTCATTATCCTGCGTACTCAATTGTTGTATATTGAATGTGCGGCTACCCCCTGTCTGGTCTAGCCAAAAATATCCACCAGCTGAGGCTGTCACACCAGAGCCCGTGTACGTAAGAGTGTTGTCGCTGCCGTCAATATCCACGTAATTTGTGGCACCATCGATATTTATATTTGACGTAATAGTGTTGTTAGACCCCTGTATCACCCAATCTAAATCTAAGGTAGCCGCTAGTGCTGAAGTGCCCTGGTTTAATACAAAAGTATTACTCGCCCCCGTCACATCGACTTGCTGATTCGAGGAGTCTCCTCCATAAGTATTGCTCGGATCGACCTGGATGGTAAATGTGTTGCTTGATCCAGTAAAATTATAGTCGCCGACAAAACTATCTGCGTAAATATCTCCGAAAAACTTATTTGTACTTCCAATCATGTTAATATCTAGGGTCATGCTCGCGCCGTCTAGGTCAAGTGGCGTAAGGCTTCCAGCCGATGAGCTTAATCCACCGATCAGGTTGCTAATGCCTAGCTGTTCGATATCTATCGACGCCGAGCTGCCCGCTTGATCCACGTAAATTTCGTTATCGGCACTCCAAATAAACGTGCTTGCTACGATTCCGACAATAACTAATAAATTTCTATGTATCTGTTTCATAGGACCAAAACCCTCTCTCATAGCCGATAGTAATTAGCTCTAGGACAGCCCCCTCTACCGACTTCATCAAGGCTATCGTTGTGGACTCATTCTGCGCGTTGCCTAGCTCTATCTCAACTAGCTCGGTGCCCATCTCTATAAATTTAAAAACGTCCTCGCTTTGACTATAGCTAAAGACGGTTTTTTGGCTCATTACCTCTACCAATATTTCGCCAGTAGCAACGGATACCATTCTAAGAGATACCGTTACGTTATCCTCTCGATACATGGCGCTCTTTCCTATACCCAAGTATCTAGCACCAATACCACCAGTAGTCAAGTTTGTATCATACGCTAACACCCCCCCTTCTAGCAAAACCCCCGCAAACAGTAACGGTGGGACCTTTTTATCTTCAATGTTGCTAGATAATTGTTCTCTTGCAGACCTAATAAGCTGCCGCTCTTTTGTGAGGTTATCAAGACCCACCCTTTCCACTACCCTAAAAAACTCCCCGTTTGAGGCGTGCTTTAATGCGCGGATCAAAAGAGAGCTGGGCTGCTGGGTGATAGCGGTTGAGAATAGAGCGAATGAGCTATTGCTTTTGCGCTGGCCTGTTTGGTCCGTAAATGAGCTACCATAAACGGCTACTATCGGCCTTACTGCGGGGATAGGGGCATTAAGTAAATCGTAATTGTACAGGTCGGTAATTTCAGCAACATCTAAGGCTTTAAATCTTTGTTTTTCTATGTCTTCAAACTGGTCAAGAATTGAACAACTAGAAAGAAAAAGAGCCGACAGGCAGTACAATGGTAGTTTCATTTCCATCAGCGTCCGTTATGATTAAGGTTATAAAATCACCATCGACGAAATACTGGATAATGTTGCCCTCCAGCTCAAGTATTCCTGACTCGCTCATTGTTTCACCAAACAGATTATTGACTAGCTGCCTGCTTAGCTCTGCATATATTCTTGATTCAAGGTTTCGTATAAAACGCGCCAGGGTAGTATTTTCTGCGTCCCTTGCCAGTTCGTCCTGGTAGGCTTTAATTTCGGCAGCTATGTCGGCTTTACGGTTAAACTCTTGGTTTTCTATGGTTAAGTAGTGCGATGAGGTGTTTTGACCGTTAAAGCTGGGGGATTTAAACTTGTGGGTAATCTGATCTGCAGCACTAGGCGCTGCAAGAAAAAACAGTAATAATACGCTAATCTTTGCGCTGGTCATCTCTGTCTGCCTTAGCTATTCTATCGGTCTGTAATAACTGCGGAACACCCAACACTGTCTTTAGCAACACGTCCTGCCTAATAATCTCGTTATCAACACTTCGCACCCGATCAATAAGGGCTACTAATATCCCGTGCTGTCCGTCCAACTTACCCCCCAGCCGCTCTTCTAAGTAGTTAATTTGTGCTACTAACTTATCGTCCAGTGTATCTACCTTGGTTTCTAGCCCATCAATAATACGATTAATGAGCTTCCAGATAAACATACCCAAACCCAACGCGGCGGCAATCGGGAAGCCCACCTCGTTGATTAGCTTAACAGCATCTTCTAACACTTCTTACTGCTTGGCTTTGTTACCCAAAAAGGCAAACTGCTCCAGTACCTTATAGGCTTTAGCCACCCACGCATCATCTTTTGGCGTGTCAGTATAGTTGCAGATTACTGAGGCAACCGTGATTAGTGAGGTCGCTAGAACATAAAGGTCTAATAGATAGCTCACGATGCTGTGTATCCGTTACCGGCTGAGATAGCTGAGGTAGTGGCTGTCATGCTTTCACTGCCCCAATCGCTCTTAGCTTTCATCAACTCAAGGTGCTGAGTATTACGATCAACACAATCCTGACGGTCTGCGGCTAGTTCTGTCGCCATTTGGTTTCCTGCAATTACATCTGTAATGAGCGCGATGCTATGTCCCATTGCGGTGAAATCTGTTGCTAGTTCTTCTGCTGTTCTGTCTGTCATGGTTATTTATCCTTCTAGAGTTGTGATTCGTGCGGTGAGTGCGTCTATAATCGCTGTTTGTTCTTGTATGGCTTTGATGAGAGGATAAACAAACATACTCTGTGCAACGGTTTGAACTCTTTGCACTCCATCATCAGTTTCACCCCATCCACCAAATTCTGTAATATTATATTTATCTAAAGACTCTTTAACCTCTTGAGCAATCAGTCCATACATTTTTTTATCTTTTTTCCTTGTTGTAGCTGTTTCATCATAATCAGGAAAAGTAGTAGGTATTTCTGATTTTGGTTTCCATTTAAAAGTAATTGGTCTTAAATCATTTATAAAGTCTAAACCACAATCGTTATTATCTTGTATTTCTTCTTTATAGCGTTCATCCGATACTCTTGACCAAGTAGCGTTAGCATCAAATTCATTATAGATTCTATCTGAACCATTAGAAGTTCCTATTGTAACTATACTAGATGTACCTCCATCTCCTGCTTGCACTCCTTTACAACTTGCTCCAATAACTATTGTGCTAGATGTACTAGCACCATAAGGATCTGCATTCTCTCCTAAAATTACATTTTGACCTCCATTAACAAGAATATCACCTGCCAAACGTCCAATTGCAACGTTGCTTGAGCCTGTAGTATTAAGTGATAATGCGGCCTGACCAACTGCTGTATTAGTAAGCCCCGTAGTGTTTGCGGTTAAAGCATTCATGCCTACTGATACGTTATTAGCGCCTGTGGTGTTAAGTCTTAAAGCATTTCCACCCACGGCTGTGTTATTAGCGCCGGTGGTGTTGGTATACAAAGCATCAAAACCTACCGCAGTACCTAATTCAGCAGTTGTATTTAATGATAAGGCTCTATAACCAAGGGCTGAATTACCGTCTGCGGTAGTGTTGCCGGCCAAGGCGCTCTTGCCCACTGCTACGTTTCTGTCGCCTGTACTGTTAACGCCTAAAGAAGCCTGACCCACTGCTGTGTTGTTGTCTGCTGTTGTATTGGCGTCTAAAGCATTAGAACCTACGGCTACGTTGTTAGTGCCTGTGGTGTTAGCGCCTAAAGAACCTCTACCTACGGCTACGTTTTGGTCGCCTGTTGTGTTGGCGGTTAAAGATTGATAGCCAATAGCAGTGTTGCTATTAGCCGTAGTATTAGCGTCTAGTGATAAATAACCAAAGGCGGCATTTCCTTCGCCAGTAGTATTGGCACCCATAGAGTTATAACCCACAGCAGTATTACCGTTTACTGCGGCGTTTGATTGTAAAGCATTATAACCAACTGCCACATTGTTATGCCCTGTGCTTGCTGTTAAAGAACCGTAGCCAATACTAACATTTGATCCTCCTGTGGTGTTTGCATCTAAAGCATTAACGCCCACTGCGGTGTTACTTCCACCCGTTGTGTTTGAATACATTGCTCTTGAACCCAAAGCAGTATTATTAGCACCACTTGAGTTAGTCCTTAAAGCAATACGGCCTACTGCTGTGTTGTGGTCACCAGTAGTCAAAAGTAAGGCACTACGACCTACCGCCGTATTATAAGAGCCTGTTATGGTTGCGTTTAAAGCATCTTTACCTACAGCGGTGTTTTCTGTTCCGGTGGTGTTAGCACTTAAAGCACTTGTACCAACCGCTGTATTATCATTGGCTGTGGTGTTTGCGTCTAAAGCTAAATAACCAACTGCCGTATTGTAAGCCCCTGTCGTATTAACGCCTAAAGCTGATGAACCAACAGCTACGTTATAGTACCCTGTTGTATTAAGACTTAACGCCAAAGAACCAACACCCACATTAAGCGTACCAGTAGTATTCTGTGCCATTGTAGCTCTACCCACGGCTGTATTATCTGCCGCTGTAGTGTTGTTCTGTAAGGATGTCCTGCCCAACGCTGTGTTACCCGCGCCTGTGGTGTTAGCGGATAAACTGTCATAACCAACGGCTGTGTTGTCGGCGGCGGTGGTGTTAGCTTCTAATGCGCCTGTACCAACGGCGGTGTTGCCTGCGCCTGTGGTGTTTGCGGCTAAAGAAGACTTTCCAACTGCAGTGTTGTCAGCCGCTGTGGTGTTAGATACTAACGCCCTATATCCAAGAGCAGTGTTATTTGCGCCGGTGGTGTTAAACACTAAAGAATTAAGACCTATAGCGGTGTTGTTTGAAGCTGTGGTGTTGTCCCTTAATGATAATTTACCTATGGCTACGTTGCTCTCACCTGTGGTGGTAGAGGTTAGAGCTTGATAACCAACCGCTACGTTGCCCGTGCAAGTAGTTAACGCAGTACCTGCCTCATCACCCACGACAACATTAAAATTACCACCGGAGGCTATGGAGTTACCTGCGTTGACACCTGCTCTGAAGTTACTTGTTCCTGCTGAAGCCGTGATGATATCTGCGCCATTAGCAAAGGTTACGTCTGCCGCAAAGTTTACAGCACCGTCTACGTCCAACACATCAAGGTTAGTAGTGCCGTCAATATCTATATCGCCTGATATATCCAAAGAAGCGCCTGTTAGGACTCCTGCAACGGTAAGCGTAGAAGCCATATCCACAGCGCCATCGATATCAACAACGTCTAAGTTAGTAGTGCCGTCTACGTCTATGTCTCCAGAGATGTCTAGGGATGTACCTGTTAAAACGCCTGTAACACCTAGAGTGCCTGAGACAGATAAATTAACAGCCGTCGTTGTGCCGGTCAGGGCCACATCAGTCAGTAAGTCGTAAACAACAGCGCCAGCACCGGCACCATTAGTGGCAATCATCTTCACCTGGCCAGCGGCAACAGCAACATTGGCGCCAGAGCCCTGGGAGAAGGTGAGCGTGTAAGATGTTGTATTCTCAATCATCCACACTTTGTTTAACGTATTAGGCGCCAGGGTCACAGTACATGCCTGGCCACCACCGGCACAGATCAGGTAAAAAGACCTGGCGGAGTCGCTAGTGCCATCAGCGACAGTGATGGTATGCGTAGAGGCGTTAGCAATAGTCTCTGACCCGTGGCCAAGGGCTTCACCAATGAGCTCCAGATTGGTATTAGTCGTTGTGCCCCAGGTGCCAGATCCTTCACCGGTAGCCAGCTCTGTAAGCCGTAGATTATTAACGTAAGTTGCCATTATTCTTTCCTCTTTAACTAGGCAGCGTCGCGCCCAGCATCAATGTCGGTGTAACCTGGCGATTGCGTTGACGATATAGCGGCCCAGCCAGGACTTTGGCCATTATTTATAGCATTGTAGTTTGGATCTTGGTTAGTGTCTATCTCTCCATACACCAAAGGAGCGCCTAAGTCTACTGTCGAAGATACGCCGACAGGTGATACAACGGCGCCAGAGATTGTAGATACGCTGCCAATCGCTGACGATATCTCTACGCCAGCCACCTCAACCATCGCATTATGGTAAACGGCAATAGTGCCCAGGGCGGATGTAAACGCCAGGGTAGGTGCATTAACATTGGCTTCGGCATCAATAGATAAGCTGCCGACTGCCGAGGTGATCGCTAAGGTTGGCAGCGCAACAACGGCGCCGGCGATAATAGCGGTAGCACCAACCGCTGACGTAATGGCCAGGGTAGGTGCTGCAACATTCGCCTCAGCATCAACAGCCAGGCTGCCAGCAGCTGAGGTAATTAATAGGGTTGGAAGAGCAACATCAGCTGCAGCTGCGACAACAACAGAGCCCACAGCAGAGGTAATCGCTAGAGTAGTGACGGCAACATTAGCTTCAGCATCAATAGCTGGACTGCCAACAGCAGAGGTAATGACCAGGGTAGGTGCTGCAACATTCGCTTCGGCAACAACAGTTAGGCTGCCAACAGCTGAAGTGATGACCCCTACCGAAGTAAGAGTGACCGGCAAAGAGGTGCCCCAGGCGCCTTCTCCCCAGTTACCTCGCCCCCAACCGGTAAGGACGGCCATTAGCCGCCAAGCTCAGCTTTTGCTTCTTCAAGACTTGACTGACACTCTGTCAGGATCTGGCGCACAGGTGCGGTCATATAATCCTGCTCAAGCATGCCATTTATCTTGGTAAGCGAATACTCTACGTTCTCTAGTGCGCTCATAACAATCTCCAAATGAAGGCCCATTATACACCTAAGCCGCTGCGCCGATACCTTGGAATTTTCTGTCCAAAATACGACGTACTTTAGAGCAAGTTATACCGGCAGCGCAAGCGTGTAGCGACGATACTTGCTTCGCAATCCTTCTGGCGCCTAATCCACGGTTTCGCAGCGCATAAATGGTCTTTAGCACCGCCTGTTCCTCTGGAATCTCTTCCAGGCGCGTCCTGATCTTATTACCATGCTTTTCCTTAACCTTAGAATAGCCATAAGGCTCAGTGCCACCAATAAAGTAGCCACGCGATGCCCAATCGACCTTACCATCACCAAACCGGTCCTTTATCGTAGAATGCTCTATCTCAGCAACCGCTGAGAGCACCATGAGCATGATCTGGTTGGCCATTTCGTTCATATCAAACTTAGAACGTAGCCCTTTGGCGCCTTCTGCCTTGGGATAGACAATAGGCACCTCACCAAATTGCTCACAAAAGAACAAAGTAATGCCGATATCCTGCAGCACAGGGATGATTGACAGCAGATCTGCACTAGATCTGGACAATCTATCTAGCCTGGTGCAGACTATGATGTCATTCTTATCGATAACGTCGGTCAGCTCTCTGCTGCCTGGTCTATCAAGAATTGGCCTGGTGCCTGAGATACCGTCGTCAATAAAAAACTTAGACACCTCACGATTGTACTTTTCTTTGACAAATTCAGAGATTTGCTGCTGCTGAACCTCTAAAGACACCCCAGATCTGACCTGCTCCCTGGTCGATACCCGTACATACCCGTAAACGTTGTTAATCTGCTTTAGTGGATGAATCATGCTAATTTTCGCTCCCTACACTTGAATCCATAGTCAGTTACTTCGGCAAATAGGCGCTGCCAATCAATATTTAGGGGCTTTCGGTCCCTGGCACGGTCTGCAAATAGGACCTGGCCATTTTTAACAAGCTCAACCCCAGCGTAATTCTTTGGCACGCCGTCATACACAATCTCAATGTCGTGCACCAAGCATATACGACGCACGCGATTAGCAAAAACCTTTTTAACCCTGGCTTCTTCCGATACTGGCATCACTCTT